ATGACCGTTGGACTTATTGCAGACGAGCCGGGACGTTTTTACACCTTTCAGTCAAGATTGCAGTCCGGCGAATATTTCGAGTTTCGCCCTCGTCATCCTCCCCTGAACGCGAAACCCATCGTCGATGATGAAAGTGGGATGTGTATTGGTTACTCCGTGGTTCAGGCTCCCGGCTTGTGGCGGATTTATGATACCGATGGCGTGTTCGTCAGGCTGGAAGAGGCGCCATTAGAATCCCCGCTTATTGATCCTACAGATCTTGTTTTAATCGCTTATGGCGCATTCCGCCTGTTTCGAATAGGTCAGGCACTGCTGGAGAGCGGCGTTAAAACGGCGTTAACGGTGAAACTTAGTCAGGCTACTATAAGCACCTTGCGCGGTCGCCTTAAAATGGGATTATCGGCGCGTGCACTTAAGATGACCGCAACACCGGCAAAGCATATGCTTAATCCGGGACGATACGTTCCTTTGCAGCTTCAGGAGAAAGTGATTAGGTATGGTAACAGAATACCAGATCCTCAAAAGGTTCCGGGCCTTTTTCTATACAAATCAGATATGTATAAGCTTGTGGAAAATCGGGCCCAAAAAGGAAACTATTTTTATAAAAAATATACAGTAGAGGTTCTTGTGCGTGAGAAGGACTGGACCATAACTCACTTTCTATACAAATAATGGCGGCGAGATGATTGAAATAATTAACGACAGTAAGATACTACGGATTACTCCTTTCCAGCGAGAGAATACGCCTGACATACCTGAATATGACTGGATACAGATTTATGTGGAGTACGTGCTGCCTGAGCTTAAGGCTCAGTATCAGGCTTCACTTAATGTCGGCGAGCTCAATATTCTTAAGAATAAGCTCGCAGAGTTACATATAGATTTAGTGAATGGCCGTGAGGCTAGAGAGGTGGTTTTTGATAGCATGGAAAATCAGTTGAATCTGACATTTTCTCCATTGTCATCTGGATGTCGCGTGCTGTTGGCATTAACTCTCAGACCGGAAAATCCCGCTGAAAGTGTCGTTGTCAGTGATAATCTGGTGATGGATGAAAGTTACTTTCCTGCGCTGCTTTCAGGGCTCAATGAAATCATTAATTGGCCGAGTTAGCATTTGATTTAAGCTGTGTGCTAGCCAGAGTGTTCAGGGAACTGTGCTCGCTTTCATTCTGGCAACTCGCTGATTATTCTGGCAAGTGGTTCACGTGCCTTATACATGGGAAGAATAATAAAATTACTACATTTTTACTCTGAGGTGTTCGGTGAAAATTAAAATGTGTTTAATTTATTTTCTGCTGATTTTTACACCGATAGCCGCTATTGCGGTCAATCGCACGGTCTATAAAGATAAGCCAACAGAGGATGCTGCTAATCTGGTCGCTAAGTACCTGCTTTCTGACGATGCTGACAAGGAGGGGTATGTGAAGCAATTAGAAGACATGACGATTAAGCATCCGAATAATAGTAACGTTAGAAATATGTATACCGATGTACTGCTCGCTGATAAGCAATATTCGTTGGGGCTGGAACAATTAAAAATAATCAACAAGGTCAATCCAAAGCCGGTTTCCAAACTTACAGAGTGCATGTTGGTCGAGCGGAATGATAAAGATGCTGCGAGCTGCTATAAATATGCAGTCTCTCTTTTTGAAAAAAATAATAAAGAAGATAATAATTATATTATTGCGCTTTACCTTGCCGGAGATTCAAGGTTTGAAGTGGCAAAGAATAAGCTAGTGAGTTCAGGGAAATTGACGGATACAGAGAAAAGTATTTTATCGATGAGTAGAAATGAGCTGATCGGCACTTTTTTTCCTTAGGTTTGGTGTCTGCATGTACAGACGATTTTTTAAGTGAAAGAGCATTTTTTTTGAAAGGGTGCCATGCATTTATATAATATTGATTTCATTGTTTTATCATAATATTGTTACTTAATGACTGGTCACCATCGCTCGCGGGAGCAAGGATAAAGATGAAAAAAAGCCGAACAGTACTCATATACGCTTTAGCCGTAATTATGTCATTTCTGATACTTCCTGAGATTGTTTTAAGGACGGTATCAGGCGAAACTCTGATCGCTCTGAGTGAGTTTACGAGTTTAGGTTATCTAATCGGTCCGTTCCTCTCGGTGATGGTTCTTATCGGCGTTGCATCCATCCTGACTGCAGTCATTGGCGTGTATGTCGTGAGTAGGATTTATCAGGGGTTAACGCGCGCTAAGGGTAAATAGACCTGCTGCTCGGTTAATCCGCATGGCGCTCTGCTTTGACGAAAGGCATGACATTTTGAGTTGATTCTTTATGGTCAAAGTATGGTGGGTTTAAAAAAACCTGCTGCCATCTGCTATCGCGACAACAAAAAAGCCACTCAATCAAGTGGCTTAATTATATGATTTTAAAGCTAAAATTTGGTGGCCCCTGTTGGGTTTGAACCAACGACCAAGCGATTATGAGTTCCTACCGGAACAACCGAAAATCAATAGTTTGCGTTATTAAACATTGACTTAGTTTGCCAATGTTTGCCAGCATTTGCCAATGTTTGCCATTTACACCGCCATTTTATCGCCACTCGTCGCCAGTGGATTGAGTTTTACGGCATCCTCTAAATGGTCAGGGGCAAAGTGAGCATATCGCATCGTCATTTTTATGTCGGTATGGCCGAGTACGCGCTGCAAGACCAAAATATTACCACCATTCATCATAAAGTGGCTGGCGAAGGTGTGGCGCAAAACGTGGGTAAGCTGTCCTGCCGGTAGTTCGATGCCTGTTCTTTCCAGAGCTGACCGGAACGCGCCATAACAATCACTAAACAACCGGCCTTTTTTATCATCAGGCAGAGACTCATAGAGTTCTTTGCTGATTGGGACGGTGCGGTTTTTTCTGCCTTTCGTGTTGGTGTATGTGATTTTGTATTTCGCGAGCTGGCTTTTTCTCAGACTCTCAGCCTCAGACCACCGTGCGCCAGTGGCGAGACAGATTCTTACCACGGTTTCTAAATCAGGGTGGTCATGTCTTATACACTCTCCGAGCAGTTGCGAAATCTGGTCGTGAGTTAGCCAGGCCATTTCCATTTCTTCTGTGCGGAATGGGCGCATATTTTTCAGCGGGTTCTCACCCTTCCATTCTCCGAGGCGATTTAGCTCATTGAATACCGCCCGGAAGTAGGCCAGCTCAAGATTAAGCGTGCGAGGCGATACCTCTTTCACCCTGTTTGAACGGGCATACTCACCTTTTAACCGTTTTTCTCGGTAGCGGGAAAACATCTGCGCATCGAAATCGCGTGCGAATGGTTCGCCCATACAATCAAAAGCATGGTGCATGGCTAACTGACGTTTCAAGCCGTCTTTCAGCGTAATGCCATGAGCGCTATACCATGAATCAACCAGTTCTTTTAACGTACGCCTGTCTTCCTGTTCTTCCTGCCACGGGTTTTGAACGGTGTACTGTTCAAATGCCAGTGCCTCGCCTTTAGTGGCGAATTTCTTTCTGATACGCTTGCCTTTTGCACCGTTTGGGTAGAGCTCACAAATCCAGCCGCCAGCCGGATTTTTACGGACAGTCATCAATTAACCTCGCTGTATACACCTACTACACGGCCAATCGTTTTTATCTCATCAATCCCACATTCGAACGGTACTTTGCCGCCTGCCACATGCAGCCTTTTACCGGGTAGAACCGTTAATTCACGGAGGCTGATTGCACCCTCAACATCAACAATCCAGAGTCCGTCAGCCAGAGGCGCATCTTTCTCAGCGATGTAGCTTTTGCTCTCGCTTCTAACACAGATGGCACTTTTCAAAGGTTTTTCGAAAAGCTCAGGGTCGATATTCAAAACTCCAGTTTTAGTGAGTCTGCCTTCACTTAATGTGAATGACTGGAGCTCGTAAGACGATTTTGAGCTTTCATCAGATTTTTGCGGTCCCGTTCCCGTCAGGATCCATTGGATACTGACGCCAGTCTCAAGGGCGCAGAATGCGGCGAAATCATAAGAGACGTTACCGCGCGTATAGCGGTTTTGTAGCGTGCTGGCTGCGATATTGAAATGGTTTGCGAGCTGAATTTTCTGTGTGAACCCGTAGACCTGACAAATTCTGTCTAATACTTCCTCGTTTGAAATTTGGCTTTCAAAGTCCATAAATCGCATTCTCATGTTGACCAATGCGAAAAATCGCATTAGGATTCGATTGTTGGTGGCAATTGGTGGCAAACATTGGCAAACGTTGGCAACCATATGGCAAATATTGGCAAAGAGGAAATGATGCAACATGGCTTCCGAAATCGCAATCTTCAAAATCCCAGCCCCAGTGGTTTCTCTGCAGCAGTTCGCAGAGCTTGAGGGGGTTTCAGAGCGTACCGCTTACCGTTGGACAACTGGAGATAATCCATGTGTACCAATCGAACCTCGCAAAATCCGTAAAGGCTGCAAAAAGGCGGGCGGCCCTGTTCGCATTTATTACGCACGATGGAAAGAAGAGCAGTTGCGTAAGGTATTGGGTCATTCCCGATTTCAACTTGTCATAGGTGCCTAATTCACTTTATGTGAATTGTAAGGATGCAACATGTTTGATTTTCAGATTTCCAAACATCCCCACTATGACGAAGCGTGCCGCGCTTTCGCGCAGCGTCATAACATGGCGAAACTGGCCGAGCGTGCGGGTATGAACGTTCAAACGTTACGTAACAAGCTCAACCCGGAACAGCCTCACCAGTTTACGCCGCCTGAATTGTGGCTGCTGACTGACCTGACCGAAGACTCAACCCTTGTTGATGGTTTTCTGGCGCAGATTCATTGTCTGCCATGCGTGCCGGTTAATGAGTTGGCTAAAGACAAATTGCAGTCTTATGTCATGCGAGCGATGAGTGAACTCGGCGAACTGGCGAGCGGTGCGGTCACTGATGAGCGCCTGACCTCTGCCCGTAAGCACAACATGATTGAAAGCGTTAACGCTGGCATTCGCATGTTGTCGTTGTCGGCGCTGGCGCTGCATGCGCGTCTGCAGACTAATCCCGCTATGACGAGCGTGGTCGATACCATGAGCGGTATTGGCGCGTCATTCGGTCTGATTTGAGGTGCGTATGCTGAAAAGTGAACCGTCATTTGCGTCTCTGCTCGTTAAGCAAAGCCCCGGCATGCACTACGGCCACGGCTGGATCGCCGGCCAGGACGGCAAGCGCTGGCATCCGAGCCGCTCGCAGGCTGATTTGCTGGCTGGCCTATCTACTGTTAAACCGGGGGAGTCATGGCTATCGAAGCTGTTTCCGCGACTGTTCCGCTGAATGCCGGTGCTCGCATGGAGGGTCTGAACCACATCGCCGAGCTGCGCGCTAAATATTGGGGCGATAGCTGGAAAGAGGTTGAGCGCTTTGTCGATGATATGCGCGACAAGCGTGACCCACTTTCAGAGGAAAATAATCGCGCGCTGGCCGCTATTTTCTTTTTAGCAAAAATACCGGCAGCTCGTCATGAGCTCGAATTAAATGAGCTGACTACTGACGAGAAAAAGGCGCTTATTACGGCGATGAACCATTTTCGTGCAGTAGTGAGCTTATTTCCAAAACGGCTAACCATGCCGAATTAGTACCGACAGCAAATAAATGGCGTAAACCCGCCGGGCATTTTATTGCCAAAACTCAGGAGAAATAGTTATGCGTAATATCGAAACCAGAAATATTCAAGCCGAAAGCGATGCGCTCGCCGTATTGCTCAGCGCTGCAAAAAAAGAAGAGCGTAAAGACCGCGCGCTCGCCGTTTCTATCCGCCTGGAAGCTATCGCGACCCATATAGCTAACCACAGCATGACCGCCATTGAAGCGGCAGAACTGTTGCGCCGTGAGGCTGCACGCTATGAAAACGAATCGCAGGAGCTGCACTAATGGCCGACGCAATGGATTTAGCACAGCAGCGCGAGCAGGAAGACCGCGAACGCTATATCAACTCCGCGCGCAGCCGCATCGCTACACATTCCCGTTTCCTGTGCGACGAGTGTGAAGCACCAATCCCGGAAGCCCGCCGCGCCGCGATTCAGGGTGTAACGCTTTGTGTGACCTGTCAGGAAGTGGCCGAGCTTAAATCGAAGCACTATCGGGGGGTGTGAATTGGCTGTTCAATTCGCTTACCCGTGGAACTCACCACGGTCGGCAATAGCCAGCCCATACCTGACTTATGACCAACAGCATCGCCGCGACAGATTGTTCGCGGCTTTGCTGCATGCGCGCAAAGCACTGTCTCTCCAGCCTGAAACCATACGTCATGAAGTTTACCGCACGACAGCGGTGCTGGAGCGAACTCAGGGCAGTCAACGAGCCAATGCCTTTTTAATCAGCTTCTGCAAAAAGGCATTGCCACGTCTTGAACTGGTCGCAAAAAAATACGAGTGCCGGGGCGTTAAAAGCGACGTTTCAGCCGCTGTTTTCGCCGGTCATTTTGATACGCAGCTGATGCAATACCTCGCCTCTCGCATGGTTAATATGGTCGCAAGATATAACCGACTCCCGGATATGTCGCGCGCCGATATCGACCTGCTGGCCGGTGACATTGCAAATTTTATCCGTGCCGAGCTGGCAGGAATGGACGATGCCGGGTTCGGGGAGTTAAAGACCCTCCACGCCTGGTATATGCGCGCCGGGGTAATCGCCGTGCAGTTTAACGTCACGCCACCGCACTGGGAGAAAATAACCAGGCGCTATGTCGGTCATGACGAAATCGCTCCGGCGGTGATCCGCATGTTTAACGAAGTTTGGTGGCGTGGCCGCCTGCGCCGCGTGGCCGCCGCCTGGCGCGAGCACCTGCAAATTGCCGTTGGCAACGTCAGCAAGAAACGGCACCCCTACGCGAGTAAAGGCTGCGTAACAGACTGGCGCGAGCAAAAGCGGCGCACCCGCGAGTTTCTCAAGGGGCTGGAGCTTGAAGACGAAGACGGCAACCGCATCAGCCTGATTGAAAAATATGACGGCTCGGTGGCTAACCCGGCGATACGCCGCTGCGAGCTGATGACGCGCATACGCGGCTTTGAAAATATCTGCAACGAGCTGGGTTATGTCGGAGAGTTTTACACCCTGACTGCGCCGTCAAAATACCACGCCACAACAAAGGCGGGCTACCGCAACAGCAAATGGAACGGCTCCAGCCCGGCCGACACGCAAGGCTACCTAACCGGGATATGGGCGCGCATCCGCGCGAAGCTGCACCGCGAAGAAATCCGTATTTTTGGGATCCGCGTCGCTGAGCCGCATCACGATGCGACACCTCACTGGCACATGCTGATGTTCATGCTGCCGGAGGATGTTGAGCGAGTTCGCCGCATCATCCGGGATTACGCCTGGCAGGAAGACGGCCGCGAGTTATCGAGCGACAAGGCCAGAAAAGCCCGGTTCCACGCCGAGGCGATTGACCCGGAGAAAGGCAGCGCCACCGGCTATGTTGCTAAATACATTTCTAAAAATATCGACGGATATGCGCTCGACGGGGAAACCGACAATGAGAGCGGCGAGCTCTTAAAAGAGACCGCTCCTGCCGTTTCGGCCTGGGCAGCCCGCTGGCACATCCGGCAGTTTCAGTTTGTCGGCGGTGCGCCGGTCACCGTATATCGCGAGCTGCGCCGCCTGGCAGATACTGAAACCGCCCACGGCTTAAGCGTTGAGTTTGCAGCCGTCCACGACGCCGCCGACGCCGGTGATTGGGCTGGCTATGTGAATGCGCAGGGCGGGCCATTTGTCCGGCGCGATGATTTGCAGGTGCGGACGCTCTATGAACCGCGCACCGAGGTTAACCAGTACGGCGAGGAAACCGTCTGCATTCGTGGCGTCTACGATTCCGCTATCGGTGCAGGAACCCCGATCTTAACCAGGCTGACGCAGTGGAAGATTGTGCCGAAGCGTGGTGTTGATTTGGACCTTGACGTTAAGGGCGCACCTGCGCCCTCTTGGAGTTCTGTCAATAACTGTACGGGGGATCAGGTGCCGGATCCCGGAATCGACCTCACCAAACCTTTAAACCGACGCGAGCGCAGAAAGTTAACGGAGCGTTTGCGGAAGAAAAAAACGGCTACCGGGCAAAAGTTCGACCACGTTACAGAGCAGAACGCGACGGCCATAGCCAGGGCAACTGACGAAATGCACCTTTTAACCGGCGAAACACTCAGCCGGGGAGAGGCGCTGTCGTTCATTTCCGGCGCTGCGCTGTTTATTGGTGGCCGCTGGCGTAGAGGTTCGGCGAGTGGTGATGTGTATGCCGCTAATACGCCAGCCTCAGCCAGGGCGGTCAGCATCATGAACAGGGTGCGCCAGCTCGAAAAGGTCGCAAAATAAGGCTGCGAATTTACAGGTAAGCGCGATTAACCATTGTTGCGCTTAACAATTTCCCTCAGACATATCCGATTGAAAGATAAAAAAGCATTTCACATCCCACAGTTTTTTATATACTGTAAATATATACAGTATAGTTGTTAGGGGGGATGATGGACGATTTACAAGAACGGGTACGGTTGGAACGTGTAGAGCTGATTGCCAGACTGGTGTCAGAAGGTGTTTGTCATGAGCGAGACAGGGAAATAGCGCTAAACCTGATAGCCGAGATAGCTGGCGATGCCACACTTCGTAACCGGCAGTTTTCCGTAATCTTCTCTGCCATTCCTTTTGAGTAA